GGTTTTATTTGAACCGCTTGTAAATACTCCATTTGTAATATCAGTTTGTCCTAGTGAGGCTGAATATGCAATTGTTGTATTTACTACAGGATATGAACCAGTATCATAAAAACTACCATATGAACCAGTCATTGTATTGTACGTAGATCCTCCTAAAGCTGTCACTGTAACATTACCTTGACCTCCTGCCGGTGATATTGATACTCCAGATCCTGCTAATATCTGTGTTACGCCTCCATTCCCCGCTGTAGCGGCATATAACGCATAAGAAGCACTTGCCGCTGAATTTGAGTTTGTGAATATAGATCCAGTTACGTAGGACGCTGTTACTGCGTATGAACTACTTAAAGCATAAGAAGCAGAAGTACTATTTAAAGAATATGATGCACTAGTACTAGATGATGCGTAAGATGCCGATATAACTGTACCTTCGTAATATGAAGCAGTTAGGGCATATGAAGCAGAAGTACTATTGGAGGCATATGAGGCTGATATTACAGATCCTCCATAATAACTCGCAGTAGTAGCATAAGAACTTGATACTGCATTGAGTACGTAGCTAGCTGTTTGTGCTAAAGTAACATATGAAGCAGTTGTTGTATACGAACTACTTAAGGCTTGAGATGCGTATGAAGCACTTGTACTATTATTTGAATATGAAGAGCTTAATGCCTGTGTTGCATATGAAGCCGTGCCTAATAAACTCCCAGTATGTACTCCTATAAATGATCCTGTGAATGAACCAGTATTATAGGACCCAGTGAAGCTATTAAAAGCTGTAGTTGAGGTATACTCTGGAGCATAACTAGCAGTACTTGAATAGCTTGAAGTTAATGCGTAAGAAGAGCTCACTACTGAACCTCCATAGTAACTAGCTGTTTGTGCTAAAGTAATATAAGAAGCAGTACTCGCATATGAACTACTTAAAGCCTGAGATGCATATGAAGCTGTTCCGAACAGTGATCCTGTGAATCCTCCTGTTGATGTAGTAGATCCTGTAATTATTAGTGATCCTGTTATAATTGCAGATCCAGTATAAGGAAATGTAGACCCTCCGCCACCACTGGAACCTGTATTTACTGTAATCGGGAATGTACTACCATCGCCTTTTGTGAATGTTATTGTATTTAAATTTACAGAAGCCGTTGTTAGTAGAGATCCTGTATTTGTAGAACCGCCAGTACCGCCATTAAGAGCATATGAAGCCGTTATAGCATATGAAGCACTAATTGAAGTTGAAGAATAAGATGAAGATATTGCATTTAAAACATATGAAGCAGTTTGAGCTGTCTGTACATAGGACGCTGTTATGGCATATGAACTACTTAAACCTTGCAATGAATATGAAGCCGTCCCTAATAAGCTCCCCGTAAAGGAACCTGTAAATGATCCAGTATTGTAAGACCCTGTAAAGGTATTGAACGTTGTAGTGGGGGTATAATTAGGAGCATAGCTAGCTGTTTGAGCATATGAAGAGCTTATAGAACTAGATGCAAATGATGCGCTTGTCACAGACCCTCCATAATAGCTTGCAGTTAGCGCATATGAAGCAGTGCTCGCATATGAACTTGATATTGCATTGCTTGAATATGATGCAGTCTGCGCTTGAGATGAACTTATAGCATATGACGCTGTTGATGAATAGGACGCTGTTAGAGACATTATAGAGTATGATGATGTCATACTATAACTTGAACTCAAAGATGTCAGAGAATATGATGAAGATAGCGTCTGTGATGAATATGAAGCAGATATGGCATTATTTGACCAAGAAGCAGTACCTTGCAAAGATCCTGTAAAAGTTCCTATGAAAGATCCAGATATTGGTTTTAAAAGCTGTTTGCTATTTATTTGAGCCATTCTTTATGCAAATTTACCTATTCCTAATATTATGTCTGTTGAATCAAAACCATATCCTAAAATTGCTGGGTCTATTGTCAATGTTGATATACTTACTCCGTCTGTGATGAAACTTATTATTGCCGATTTTTCTATAAAAGCGCCATTAACAAAGAAATTAAAATTATCTGCGCCTGTTGCAGGAAGTCCAGATGGAGCTGTTAACCATATGCCACTAAATGTAATTTTAGTATTATTTACATAAGTCCCCTGCAATTGTTTGTTTGTATTTAAATATGTTAATAGTACTGGGCTCACTGATCCTGCGGATATATTATAGACATTATTCACGGAATCGTGTATCAATGCAGATTTAGCCGGACTTCCGGCTTTCTTAGCCGCCGTACTTGATGTTTCTGTTCCACTCGTGGTTTCAAGTCCAAATATTAATTTTGCAAGTCCATATGCTTTACTTGCTCCAGCTATCTTACTCATTTCTGTATCAGGAACAAGATACCCATTCAGAGTTAGATTAAAACTATTTCTTACTAGCCTATCGTCTCCAAGATCATATGATATTGTATCAGTGAATGAATCTATATTGCTGTAGAAAAGAAAGCGAGTAGGGTCACCCCAGTAGCTTCTAGATGCAAAATTAAAAGATTCTATCAAATTATCCATCTGTTCTACAAAGTAAGTCCACACCATGCATGTATATTCCACAGTAACGTAGTCTGGGGTTATTGACACTAAATATTCCGTCTCAGGTTGTCTATTTGTCAAAGCAGCAAAATTACTGTATATATTCCTATCAGTATATTTCTTTTGAAAGAATTGTAGATTATGAGCCTGATTACCGTCTATCTTATTCCCCAAAGTTCTATTTTGTGTTACTGTGTTACGTTTAAACATAATCAGCGGCGCTAATAGCTTCCCCTTCTGATCTCTATAATATCCATCAGCTTGTACGCTCTTCCAATTCTCAGGTGTACCATATAGTACAGGAACATTTGTCTTTGTATTATTTTGTATTACTGAAGGCTTTAGAACTTGTGTAAAGTAATACATTACTGCATCATCTATATCCTTTATACCTACAGAAAAAATCTTATCTTTGTCCCCCTTAAAAGAATATTCTAAAGCTCTATTGATCTCTGGTTGTCCAAGCTTCTGTGGATCTGTAAATACTGGATCTGGGATTGGCTGAACATAGGGGGTCTCAAGAGACTGCATAAATTCTCTTCTTGATTGCGGCCTTGTTTGTTGAATTCCTCCTGACATACTATAATCTTTCTTGCTTTATGCCTAATGAATCTGGAGAAGTGTAATGAGTCTTCAGTATAATTGAATAAGATGATCCAAAGTTCTCTAAACCTTCTTGATATGCATATTGGTTATCCTTTCCTAATATTAATTGATTTTCATTTACAGAATCTACAGCAAAGAAATTTTCATTGTATAATATTACATCTCCTACCTCTGGAAATACATTTGCCTGTATCAGATGATCTTTAAAGAATCTAAATTCCACTGACCTTGTATTATCTGGTCCAAACTCTGTTTGTGTAAATTCAAAGTCCCCCCTCTGTATTAAGCAATTTATAAGTACTGGTCCTATATAAGTTTTACTAAGAGCTTCTCCATATGTATTAACTGGAGTATCTTTTAATATTATTTTATAATACCCAATAGCTTGAGAGATGATATTTTCTACTACCTCTCTTGTGATAAACTTAAATGTTGTTATATCTCTTGATGATCCAAATAGTGCGCACATATTATATAATTTTAATTTATCCTATATACACTAGTAACGGTATCTTTGTTAATGTATCACTCTCTGATTGAGCCTCTGCTGATTTTCTTTCTAATTGACTCTGTCTTGTCATACTCTCTAATTCTTCTCTCAATCTTTCTTTTAAAGCAGCTTGTGAATTTTGACCTTTACTTATAAGAGCATCTCCGTTTAAAGTTACTTCAGAGCCTGGAACCGGTACTTGTGAATATTTATTTCTCACTAAGCCTAGTAATTCAGAAGTAAGCGCTAGAGTATATTCATATATCCATTGTTTTCCTGGTCTATTGATCTGCGAATATGTTATTGTACCGTATGGAGCTTGAGATGGATTTGATACAAGGTGTGTACTTCCTGAATATGGACTATTTATCTGCGGATTATTGAGATCACTCAGTAGAGAATACTGTATCCATAGAGTAGTGCCATTAGACGGTATTGGGAATATTTTAAGTTTATTATTTACTATCTCAAATGTATATGCGCTTCTGCGTACTGTATTTGACATCTCTATCTCTTGAATCCTTTGGATATCCCAATAAACGGGGAATAGCGTAAAATTAAGACCAGGAGAATATGAAGCCCATCCAAAATTCTCTGTAGCACCTTGATAGTTTATAGATCCTCCAATATATGGATCATAGTATTGATTTATAGCTGGATTGCCTTGATAATATACCTGCTGTACTACAATTCTATCGCCGGGTTTCATCCATCCACTTTGACTTGCTATTAACTGTAAATCATAGATCTGCTGCGTTGATGATAAAGATATAGATCCTGTGCGCCAATCCACATTACCGCCTACACCAGCTGGAGCACCGTACGAATCTGCTATTGTAATAACGCTTTGCAGATTTGATACTACCACAGTATTATTAAGAAGAGATCCCGTAGATGATCCCTCTAATGTAAGATAGTTATCTTTTATCTTTGATTGATATATCTCTAATGCATATGTAGAAACTGCCTCCTCAAAACAAGCAAAAAATTGAGTATCTTGAAGTTCGACTTCCATCATAGGATAGCCTAATTTCTTAGCGCAATAATCAGCTACTCGCACAGATTCACTTGCAAATGTTGCATCTGTATCATAAAGTCCAAATGGCGTGCTACCCACTGTGAATGAAGCACTACCAGGCCATGGCTGAGGAGAATTATTCATAATAGAATTTCTATTTATAATAAATATCAGGAAAGTCTATAACTAATCCTCGTATCGCTTATATACTTCTAGTATGGCTTCTACTATTGGATCTCTGTGATTTTGTTTAAGTATAACTACTGCAAACTTTGGAACATCGATAAAGTTTTTACATATGAAATCAAAACCAGAAGTCTTCTTTTCTTTTAGATCAATCTGAGAAGAGTCTCCGCAAAGTATCATCTTTGAACCTTTACATATTCTGCCCAATACCAATCTCATTTGATCATGCGTTATATTCTGAGATTCATCTACTAATACTAAACAGTCTGAAAAGTTTCTACCTCTCATAAAACCTAGTGGACATATCTCTATCTTACCTTCCTCTATAAGCTTATCAATCTTCTCTTTATTATAGAGTCTATACATATTATCAAAGATTGGAGCAGTAAATGGAGCAAGTTTATCTTCTTTAGATCCAGGAAGGAATCCTATACTAGCTGCGGCTTCTACTGTAGGTCGTGTTATGATAACCTTGCCTATATCCTTTTTAAATAACATGTCTAAAGCGACCTGAGCAGCTAGTAGTGACTTACCAGAGCCAGCCTGTCCTTTTAGTATTGTTACTGTATTATCAAAGATTACTTGTTTAGCTAAACGTTGTTCTTCATTGAGCTGTATTTGAAACTTTATAGGACCTTTGGGTTTTCTCCCGATAGATTCTTCTTTTTCTTCGACCATAATATTTGTTTGGTTTTAAAACTATTAATACCCTGGGAAATAAGATCCGCTATAGACTATTGCCACTCCAGATGATTGTGTTACGGATGTTATTGCTCCGTATATACTTTGACCTTGGTTGAATGATGCGCTTATAGAACTTCCACTAAGATTTGAAAATTTAATGATTGCAGTAGTTCCAGTAACTGCATAATACCAGAATGCATCACAAGCTTTATTCACAGAGCCGCTTATTATTGCTCCGCCATTTAAACCGTATGGATCTTTTAATCCGTCTACTATTTGTGGCATATTATTGTTTTATATAAATATCAGGATTATTTCGTAAATTTACCATCGGGAGAATGTTTTAATTTTCTGGATTTTAGAAACGCTCTTCTATCTTCATATTTTTGATTACCGTTAATTTCTCCATGTCTTTCAATAAACCAAGGAAGACTAAATCTACCTTTTGCTTTGTCTTTCATCTTATTTTTTGATTCTTCTTTTTGAGTTTTTCCATACATTCCATTTTTTTCTCCTAAAGTAGATGTTCTCATCCTTTCTTGAAAATCTTTAAATTCTTGGGTATCTCTCCTATCAGTCCATATATCTCCCCCATGCTTAGTTTCTATAGTTAAATTATATCCATTTCTTATACAATCATATTTAACAATATATTCATATTCTTTTGCTATGGCCTCTTCTAAAGTATCTGCTGTATCTATTATTAATTTTTCAACATTATCCCAACCATATTTATTAAGCGCTTTATGAATAACAAAATTTTTCTTTTTATTAGCTTTTGATTTATGACTTTCTAATCTGTTTTTAAAATTCTTAGTTCTTCCTACATAATGTTTCCCATTTGGAAATGTAAATAAATAAATAACATGTGCCATAGAATTCTTTTTATAATAAATATCAGACTTTTATGGTAAATCACTGAAATCTAAAAGTATTTTACATAAAAAAGCCCCGTAGAAACGGGGCTATCTTTATATCTATTGTTAATTTAAACTTAGACTATATTCAAATCAGCTACGAACAAATTCGCATAAAATTCCGGACGGACCATCGTCATCGCGTAACGTGTCATTATCCCCTTACGTGGAGTAAACGTGGTAGGATCGTACACCAGCGGAGTCATGATCAATGGCACATATGGAGCGTAAACCGCACCGCACTCTAAGAATTGATTACCGCGGAAACCTAACAGGATAACGTTCTCCAGCATATAAGGATTCTTATACACTTTATAACGGCTGTTAAGAGAACCAATCTTTTGTACACCAAAAGCGTACTTCATTGTGTCTGCTGCGCCATCAGTATCAGCTGCAAATCCAGGTATTGATTCAAGGATAGTAGCTACTGCTGGAGAAACAACCATAAAGTTTGCTCCGCCACGCATTGTTTTCTGGTGGATAATATTAGACAACTTCTGAAGCTTGATACCGATAGTCTGGAACCATGTCATTTGATTGTAGAATACACCTGCAGTATTTGAGTTGAATCCTGAGTTTGTTGCGTTGATCTGGTTACCAACCTTAGCAGACCAGTAATCGGCTGTTGGAGCAGACTGGATCAACATATCAAGAACTTCAAGATCTATTTCAAGAGTAATATACTCAGAAAGAATACCAGTCAGTTCAGCCTCAGCATCAAGTGAGTGGTACGCATTAAGATCTTGTGCAAATTCTGGAGTCCACTGTGCTTTCAACTTACGTGTCTTAGCAGAGATTGTCTGGCTTACCATCTGTACGTTAACCTCTGGTATAGAGATTGAGGTAGGAGAGTAGGCGTTAGGAACAGAAACACCTTGTGTAGCTGTACGATCTTCAAAGTCACCCATCTTATTAAAGTCGGTTGCTTTGTTGTAGAATACAGTATACTTGTTATCACTTCCTGTAGTAGCCGTCCATGCTGCTGTATTAGCAAAATTAGATGCCGATACATAGAATGTAACTGTACCAAGACCAGCAGAGTTATAAGTAGTAAATTGATTTAAACAGCTTAATGTTGAACCTGAAGTAAGTTCAAATGCGCGAACACCCAAAGTATTTAAATTAGGTAGAACTACGCTTGCGCTATTCAAAGTCAATTTATAAACCTGTGTAGTAGCTAAATCTGTCTGCAGAGCAAATGACGCTGAGTAGTTTGAATCAAAATCTAGATTTGCAAAAGTTACACCAGATCCAGATGCAAATGACCAGCTAGCCGCAGGAATAGCTGACTGTGAGAATACGTTTAGTGAGTATCCAAAAGTACCAGCGCCATAAAGACCACCTGATGCAGCATTACCAAAGTCAGCTGTATTCTTTGTACCATACAATGATGATCCAAGTGGGAACTGACCTCTAGGATCTGTTGTACCATATTGGAAGTCAAGGTAGAATACCAGACCAGCGGGAAGATTCATTGGCTGTACTGATACGAATTCCTTAGATGCAAGCTGACCAAAGATCTTACGAACCAACGGAAGAGCTACACCAGCCCACTGTTCACCAGCACCAGCTGTGAATGTAGCGCCGTTAGATACTCCACCTGTTGCAGCAGAAGTCTCAGTTACGAGCTGTTTAGACTGATTCTCAAGGATCATCGCCATCGTCCTAGAGTCATGCTCGTTCAAGTTTTTAAGCAGGCCTGATTTGCCCCACTTCTTAACGAGTCTTTGAGAAACTGACAGTGTAGTCCCGTAGGCATTCTGTGCAGATTCTTGTAAAAGGGAATTTACTAGATTCATATTGTTTGTGATTTTAAATTTAATTATTTAATTTGTTTGTGATTAAAGTCCAGCTAGTTTCTGCATTCTTGCTATGAAAGGATCAGACTCCAGTGTGTTTCCTTTTGGAGCTCCGCCTGTTGGCTTAGATGCAAATCCATAAGACTCTTTAAGTTGTCTTTTTGGTTCAGCTGTAATTGATTCAGTAATAACCTTAAATGTGTTTTTTACTTCTTTTACTGTTGTAGCTCTGTCAAATGCATTGAGAACTTTAACCTTCTGAGATTCAGTAAGAGACTTAGATTTGAAGATCTTATTAACATAAAGCAATTTAGCGTTTAGGAGATTTATCTCATTTAGCTCTGCTCTCATTGAATCGATTGCTTTCTTAGCTTCAGCTAGTTCTTTTTTATACGCAGTTTCTTTTTCTGCTGCTTTTAGAGCTGCTCCGCCTGTTTTTACAATACGCTCTTTGTCTTTCTTCTTAGCTTCTTCCATTTTATCCTCTTCACCTTCATATTCCAATTCAGCGAGGATTTCATCAAGAGAAACTTCATCATCACCAGCTTCTGCGTCTTCTCCACTATCGTTGCCAGCCATTGCAGCTTTGATTGCGTTTACAAGGTCTCCGAGTGTAACGTCAACAACTTTAGTGTCTTCTTCTGATGTTTCTTCACCATCTTCATCTTCTTCTTCTGATTCTTCAGCTTCTTCTTCAGCTTCGTCCATTTGGTAAGCCTCATCAATTTCGTCTTCTTCGTCAGATTCATCTTGATCTTCTGCTTCATCCATATTTGAAAGTTCATCTAGAATTTCATCAAGATACTTTTCATCAAGATTACCTGGATCTTCTTCTTCTGCAGGTCCTGAACCATATTCAGCACCAAGATTTTCGTCCATGCCTAAATCAAAATCATCAGCTAGTATTTTTTTAGCTTGTTTTATTGCTTTAGCATCACCAGATACTTCCACTTCATCATCAAAAGTTCCAGTTCTTGCTATAGCTTTAATTCCAGCTTTATTTAACAATGTCTGAACATATTCAGGATCATTATAATCAAATGTAAAAGATCCTTCATTCATTTCTTCTTTAGATTCGTCCATTTCATCGTACTCTTCTAGATCTTCAATAGCGCCCTGTGGAGCTTTCATTTTTGCAAATCCAGTAGCTTTTTTAATTGTAGATAAACGATGAGCTGGTTTTTCAATACCTGAAATCTCTTGTTCATCCATTTCATCTTCTTCAGATTCTACGATGTGCTTCTTTAACATCGCCTTAATTTTTGGCTCGAATGCTTCCTGAATTGCAGCTTTAGCGTTAGCCATGGCACTTTCACGAACTGCTTTTGCATCAGCAACAGCCTGAGTGTAAATACTTTCCATACTTTTTTATAGTTTTTTGGATTGTCTTAATCGTTCATTGAGGATATGGAACGATATGGGAAATTAGTATAATAGCGTCATATTGGGAAGACGCATCTGTTGATAAATATACAACTTTTGACGAGAATCGAATTTTGACAAAAAAAATACGTCAAAAAGACGTATTCTATCATTTTTATTTGTATATTATTTATTGGAGACAGCAAATCCCTGATTGTAAACAGATGATCTCTGAAATTAACTTATGAATTCTAGAATATTTATCTACTGATACAGAATGATCTATCGATTCTTTAAGCCCTTTTTTGCCTTCTTGGTGCATATAGGAACCGAAATTTGAGGGTTGCGAGACAAAATCCCACCCAATAAGATCTAAATCGTCTTCTACCTGCACCAATCCTTCTCCTATTTGTGTAACTGATCCCATAGCTCTTGATGATATACCCACTGAGAGATTATTCTCAAATAACGTCTTTAGGATGTTTCCAGACGGTGTAGGGAGTATTTCAACTCTGCCATATAGATCTTTACCCTCCCACCATATTTCCATGATGTTATGGCTTACATTCTTTAAATTGATTATACTTGTCTCTGGATGATCTAATTCTCCGAATGCTCTTCTTTCCTTTATAGGTCCTTCAGCATATTTCCGTGCTTGGGACATAAGTATATCATGTGGATAGATACGGGAATTTGCATTTGGAATATCCGCAGAAGATAGCTTACCGACTACTATCATATTGCCATTTCCACGAAGTCCTTCTTTAAGGTGACTAAGCGGTTTAAATACCGAATACTCTATGAGAAGTTGTGGTTTCATATTATATATCTATTGCTTGTCCTGAATTAAAAGCTTTTTGCATTTCTGCTCTTGCTGGTCCTTGGACTTTATTTAGTTTATTTAGCACTGATTGATTATGAGCGGCATCAGTTGTTTTAGCTGTCGCAACTTCATCCACCTCTTTTTTCTTTTTCTTCTTAAGGAACTCCATTACTTTTTTGATCACGTCGTCCTTTTTCTCATCCACAGTCTTAACTCCAGGTTTTGCTTTTGCGTCAAATTTCTTTATCTTTGCACTATCAAGCTCATTTGGAACGCTATCATGATGTCCAGAGTAGTGGTTGATAATATTCATCTGATAGTCCTTATGTTTGCCTTCTCCAAATTCTACAGTAAGCGTTGATCCTACTATTGCTTTTACAGTTCCTGGTCCATCTGGCGTTTCTACTCCCATGCCTATTCCGTATCTATGATGGCTATCTTCAGTTAATTTTTTTTTTAAAAACTTCTCTATAGCTTCCATTACCTTGTGCTTTTTCTCAGGTTGCTTCATTTGCTTCAGGCCTTTATGACCCTTAGCAACGCTTGACATTTCCTTTACGCCTTTTGGCTTTCCCTTCTTATTCTCTTTTGTAGAAGCTTTTGTATTTGTCTTATGCTTTTCAAGACCTTTTGGAGTCTTCATCTGGTGGTGTGGATCTTTCATTTCTTTTTTTACTGGCACCATCTTAAGCTTCTCATCTGATTTATTGATTTCTTTTGCATTTGATACAAATACGTCATCATAACATCTTGGATCTTTCTTGAGTTTGTTTACTACCTTTTCAAGAGTCTTTTGGTATATTGCTGCATTTATCTCTGGAAGTTTTGCAAGTTCTACATTTATAGCTTTATTCACTAGTATAGGATTCAATCTGTCTATAGTAAGGTGTAGGTCTTCTTGCTCTTTTATGACTTTCTTTGGAGATTTACTTTCTTTTAGATTTAGTAAACCCATACGAATTGCCTGTTCTATCCACGATTTTGTCTCTTCCCCGTTATATTTCTTCCCTTTTTGCAGAGTTGTTACTTTCATATCATCTCCACTTATAGAATCAATAGTAACAGTATCTCCAGGAGCCATGGCGTATTCGTAGGTATTTCCAACCTTGACTTCTGAATTTTCTGATTCACTCAATCCTCCAGCTTTCTTTGATGATTTAATCTGCTGATGCATCATAGATTTCCCATCCTCGGTTTCAAAAGAGTCAATTGATTTAAAAATAACATTATGGTATTTTTCTCCATTTACTAGGACTACGTCAAATTTGTCTTGAGTATTGACTTCTGAATTTTCTGATTCACTCAATCCTCCAGCTTTCTTTAATGCTTGATCGTAAGGAGGTAATTCTTTTTCATCCCAAGATAAAGAGGCGCCTAAAAGTATTGCTTTTTTATATAGCTTTTGAGCCTTCTCTATATCTCCAGACTTAAATGCAACTAATCCAGCATCATATATCGTCTCTATTTGTTCTATATCATTTTGCTTTTGATCATAATCCCCATCTGAATTTCCATACATAGCGGCTTCTTTGATTACGCTCTTCTGCTTAAGCATCTTAATAGCATCATCATAAGAAGTCAAATTTGATATAAAAGGAAGTTGAGCATCCTTACGAACTTCATATAGAAACTTTTCTTTTGAAATGCCCCCTGCTCTATGTTTTGCAAATAAGTTTGCTACTGTCATGTTTTTGTATTTTTAGTAATAAATATCGACTATACTCTTCCTTGACCTCTATAAGCCTTTGGTCTTTTGGCATTTTTATTATAGGATTTCTTTGCTTTTCCTTTTTTCTTAATTCCAAATATAACTTTTTCCATATTATTTCAATTTTTTATGTTTTATATAAATGCTCTTTATCATTTCAGTCATCTTTTCCAGAGACTTCTTTGTATGAGATGTTTCATTTACCATTCCAGCAGTAGTCAAATCACTTTTTAGAGTTGCAAGATATTCCATCATCTTATTAACTTCGGCAAGTTTCTTTCTTACTATACTAACTCCCGTATGATATTGTCCAGAGCTGTCTCTTTCGCGAGTGGCTTTTTTAAATCTAGAATAGTTTTCTTGTAAGTCTTCTGATTCGTCCCATAGTGCTTTGTATTGGAATCCTCCTGTGGAAGGTCGATTGGGTATTGAAGGGGCTGGCGTGAATCCAAATTTATCAACTGCATAATTCTTTTTGATTTTACCAGCAGCTAATTTCGGCTCTTTATCTTTTGGTTCTGTTTTTTGTTTACTTTTTGGCTTATCAAGCGCCTGGGCATATTGTATACCTGAACCTGGAGTAAATGTAGCACCTTCAGAACTAACTCCGCCTCCAGTAGCTGACATCTCATCCATTGTATCTGGAGCATTCCTTATAATCTCTTTTGCCTCTTCGGCGGTTATTTTTCCAGATTCTACAGCCGCAAGTAACATATCTATAAGCCGCTCAGCCATCTCTTGTTCTTCGGGTGATGGTTGATTAGCATCGCTGTGCATCCTGTCTACCATCGATTGCATATCGCTCATTTATGTATCTTTTTAAGCTCGTCTATAAGATCGATGTATTGTAATAATCCCGATATTGTTTCATCTTTTACTCTTTTTCCTTCCTTAATTGGCTGAACTAGCTTTATGACTTCATCTAGCTTTATCTTTATTACTGGATCTGTCACCTTTTTAGAAAGCTTTAGTATATCTGCTTTTATCTCAGTAAGTTGTAAATTTACGTAGGAATTGAGTTTTGTTGTATTAGATATGCTAGTGATATAATTATTAAGAACATCTTTTTGTCTTATTGACATATTATCATACTTGTCATTGAATTTTTCTACTAGTATCTTATATGTAAGTAATCTTATTTCTTTGTCTTCTTTCATCAATTCTTCCATGATATTTTTGGAAGCCGGCATATTTTCGAGTTTGGATTTTGTAACATGCTCTAGTACTACAACTTTATTTAGGAAGACTTGTTTAATATCTACATCTTTTATATTTTGTGATTCTAAAGTATTATATATAGCCGCAAGTGTTTTGTAATTATCCACTTTAGCTTTAAAGAAATCGTCAATATCATACCCAGCCTTAATTTCTCTTATAAGATTATACTTTAGTTTTTGTATTACCTCTTTGTCAAGCTTCTTATACTGCTCTAGAATTGTAGAAATCAGCATTTCTGCTTTTGATTCTGAGAGTTTAGGACTAGTTATTACTCCATTATAAAGAGCATACTCTTTTCCTAATTCAGTATTGGTAAAATACTTCTTGAGTATCTTTACTGCTTTTGATTCCCTATTAGCAATAAAGTCTGCTGTAGTCTGTCTAACAAGTAATTCAAAAAGTATGCCCGAATTTCTGTATTTCGAATGTTGTAATTTCATGAATTGAATCAGTTCTGCTTATAAATATATCTAATTATGCTTCGGTAGTATCTTCTTTTATGTTTCTTTCGTCTAAGAGTCCTCCAGATTGACTTTGGTTCTCAAATAGGGATACTTTCTTACCAGCAAACATTTTAGCCATGCTATCTCTATTCTGAAGATATACAGCTCTAGTACCCTCAAAACTTAATGATCCACCCTTATATTCAACTTTATCTTCTCCACGTTCCATACTAGATCCCATTCCTTTTCTACCTATAGGATCTCTTCCAAATGCACTTTTATCAGTTCCAATTATTGATTTATATTTTTCTGGTCTTCCTGGCATCTTTACTGGTCCATTTGGATCATTTTCATTATATCCCGGTGGTACGTCTAATGTAGGCTTGCCACCATATAATCCGGCTATCTGGTGAGGTGTTCCAAATGCTGTGCCTGATTCCAGAGGATCATTTCCTTCGGTTTCTATTTGATCATATCTAAACTTCTTCTTTTGATCTTCAATAATCATATCTTCAAGTTCACCAAATGAATCAGGAGAAAGATGAAATATATTCTCCCAGATATACTCTTTAGGAAGTACATTCCCTTCCATTGCTTGTACAGTAAGATCAATCTTCTCTTTGAACATTGCTATCCTCTCTTGATCATATATAATAGATGGATTAGTCAAGCTCAATGTGAAATTTGCCATACCTTCATCTGTATATCCATTTGCATACAAGTGAACCAGTGCTATCTTCTTTAATTCAGATACTATGATTCTTTGTAATCTTTCCACAGTGCGAGCAAATCTAATATCTTCTGCGGCCAATGTAGCTTTACCAGTAAGATCCTTTTCATATCCCATAAATGCTTTTGGTATCTTCAACGCAGCAAAAAGCTTTTCTCTAAAGTATACGACATCTTCTATTGCATTATACTCCAATCCTTTTGCTGTATCTATCCTTGTAGATGTATCATTGCCTCTTACTGGGACTATAAAATCTTCAAGAAGGTTTTGCTGATTATATTTTAAATTATATTGCCCAGTAGTTGGATCTATTAGAGGAGTTTTCTTCATCTTATTGATCATCCTCTGAACGTAATTCTCAACTTCATTTGGTGGTATTGCTCCAACATTTGTGTAAAATATTCTTCTTTCTGGGGCACGTGTAATTCTATGAATCAACATGGCATCTTCTATGAGCGTATATTGCTTAAATAGCTTTCTTGCTGGCTCTAGGTATGATCTACCATAGGGGAGATAATTAACGTCTCCAATGAGCCTAAAATGCGCCATCTCATAGTTATCAAACCACACTCCTGGATCTTGATTATTGAAAGCAGAAGTATATCCCGATGTAGCAGCTAATGCTGCATTAGGATCGAATTTGAATCTTACTTCATTTGGATTATTCGGATTGTATCCCTCTTGACGTACTATATTATATGCTGAAAATGGGATTACGTTATACACGCCAAATTTATCAGAGATCTCCATTTTTAAGTAAAAGTCCCCATACTTACACATATTACGTATCCAAGACCATAGATTAAATTCAATATTAAGAACTGAATAGAAAAGATTTTCCAGAATTTTTTGTATATTCTCATCTGAAGACCTTATTGTTAAAACTTGACCTTGATCATTTTTTAGTGTTGATTCATCAGCTATAATATCTAATGCAGAAGCTATAATTGCATCTGTATCCATAGCATCATAATCAGCATAGATCTGTACCCTAGCAGATTGATAATTCATTGCTAAGTTCAGATTGACACCATATGCAGTAGATGTTGTATAAACTTTATGGAATCTATCAATAAGAGAGTTAGTCTGAATAACTCCATTAGATTGAATATTATCTGTATCCATGACTGATAGCATATTGCCTCCGTCATTGCGTATTATAACATCCGTACTAAATAATCTACGGAGTGTTGAAAATAAATTCTGTTGTATTTCTGCCATATTTTATTTTTATCCCAATAACCATGATATATCTTCTAGAGAATTTCCACTTGCTGTAGATATTTCCATATGATACGGGTTGTGAGTTGTGAAATTATTTGTATTATAAACTGGGGAGTCTCCCATCTTTTTCATTCCATCTAAAGCGGCATACGTTAAACTTTCCGCTGTTCTTCTAAAACGTATAGAAGAATCTCTCATATACATTGTTATTGCAAAAGACATTACAAGATCATCATTATATCCTTGCATTGCTTGAGGTTTTGAGTTCTTCCATATGAATACCCTGAGCTCTTCTAGAAGTCTGACAGATCTTATTTTGACTTGTTTTGTTTCTATGAAGTCTCTCATCCTCTCTATTATAAGAGGTCTTGAAGCAGACGACATTGTAAAACCTGGTACTAATGAATCGGTTGCTCCATATCTTTCGAGTTTCTTCTCTTGGTCTAAACTAAAATCTGTTCTATGTGAATAGTGTAAATTTTGATATCCACTTTCTATTAAAGTCTGTAAAACGTCCCAACCTATATTTGCATTCTCTACGGCCACTAAAGCGTTATTATACTCAAAAGCAGCCGCCAGTATAGTCTTTGCAAATTCTCTGGTATCACACTGAGCTTGGTATTCGGCTACCTGGGTCAGCGTATCTACATCGATGATATGGAATGCGGAATAATCAGCTCCATCTCCTCTTGCTACGTCTGCGCATAGCAGATATGTCTTTAGAGGACTTGGATACTCCCATACCCACATTGCTTTATCAAGTCCCCGTCTTTCAAGAGGATCTAAGACCATATTTTCTTCATACCAAGCTAAGATATCTGGAATGATTACTGTATTACCTGATGAACTAAAATCACCATCACATTCTTGTGCAGCCATCCTAACTCCAAGATCCTGGTCCTGTTTGTCTCTCCACGATTGATCTCTTTCTGGGTGTACTGTCCAAGGAAGTGAAACGGGTACAAAGCTATTTTCTTTCTTTTGTGCTTTTATATATGTTTTGTGGAACCAATTACCTACACCGTTTGGAGTCGATAGCGCTATACATTTGCCACCAGTTGCCAAGGTTTGTTGAGCAGATCCAAAAAGGTCTTCAGCATTATCGATAAAGGCAGCTTCATCCATCGCCAATAATGATACGGCTTCAGATCGAGCAGAGTCACTTGCTCCAGATACAGCTTTAATTTGAGAACCATTTGTAAGTCTTAGGCTTAACCTGTTGTCTTCTGTTGCACCTATCTTTAACCAAACTGGCAGATTGTCATAAGCAAATCGTACTTTAGTAACCATATTCTTGGCTGTCTCTTGCTTTGTTGCAATGACTAGTACGTTCTTGTCTTTATGAAATAACATCAGCCACAGCGCATATGCAGATACTAATGTTGATATCCCTAATTGTCTTGACTTATTTATTAATACATTTTGGTCTCCAGAAAATACCTTTAGTACAGATTCTTGAAATGGGTATAGATCAAATAGCATCCTTCCCCTTTGTGGGTGTTGGATCATATAGAATTTCTTCATGAAATACACTGGATCGGTAGCGCACTTCACGAATTCTTCACGTATCTTGTCTTTGATTGTGGCCTGCCTTGTAATTGGTTCAGACATAAAACTTTTGTTTATAAATATATCGTATTTGAACGATTGTATTTATAGATCCTTGATAACATTATAACCTTTTAAATCGACTCTATGAAATAGATCTTTTGAGTTATGTTGATTCTTCAGGTTTTTCTGCTTTTTCTGTTGGTAATTCATCTGACCTCGGTCCTTCTTCACTTTCTGGTCCTTGTGCTGATGTCTTAGCTCCATATCTCTGAAGTCTAGATATAGCCATAGTTGATCTTTGAATCTCTCCTATATTCATTAGGTAATATCGCTTACCTTGTACTGATGCTTCATATGCTTTTCCCATGAATGTCATATAGAAGTATTGGCCATTCTTAAGTAGTATCTTAAACGTAGTAGGTTTGCCAGACATGATAAATACACCGCCAAGATATTCCTCAAAACTATCACCCATAAGTTTTTTAAGATGCTCATTGAGTCTTTTGTACTTTTTAAGTATATACTTCATTGGATTCTCCTCAAAGCCTAGATTGACTTGTTGATCTTTATCAGCTTCTTTGAGTATATTTTTAAGTATGTCTGTGAGTTTTATCATTGCGCTATGAACTTGAATCCTGTTAATGCTTCTACTACTTGTACAGATGTTTTACATTTAGATAAATCTTCTTTTATTCCAGTATTATCAAATACATAAGCTATCCATTTCTTTGTAGATTTTATATAAATTACTTTCCAACACTTAGTAGGTACGGCTACATTATCTTTACCAAAAGACTTATATACGCCAATACCTCCAGCCCAAATATAACAACTATCTAATCTAGATGCAACCCCTCTTATAAAAGTTTCTAATTCTTTCCATTGTCCTGCATTTTCACTATGGGGTTGTGGTATAATATTAGAAAAGTAAAAACATTCCATTAATTCTACTGGTCCAGAACATTCATTATCAGCTGCTGGACACATATGACCTCTATCATATCCGGAACCTCTATAGTCTTTATTCAAGTCCGTTTCATTTTTTAGTAATGGATCGGGACCAAATGCGTCTTTTCTTGGAAGTGGGTAATTGCACTCTACTCTATCTCTAGTCTCCCACCACTGTACCATTAATGGATAATGCAAACTTTTACTATAAAGTGAAGTATAACCAGTATGTACTAGTGTTATTGTGTCTTGCGCTAAACTTGTAAATGTACAAAGTAATATTGTTATAACAGATATAATTAAATTTTTCATTTTTTACTTTTTATCTTATAAATATATCATTATCATTACTTCTCTTGAGCATACTCTGCAACACTATGCATATAATCACTCGCAAGGGTAATATAAGCTGAAACCCAACCAGGAAGTTCTGTTCCAGGTTCTATCATACTATATAGCTTTGACGCATTGGATATAAGATCTTTAAGCTCAGCTTTTGCCATAGTAGACTCATGATCTTCAGAAGGTTTTCCCCAAACATCTCCACTATTATCTCCACATTGTGAGCACTGACCATCTATCATGTCTTCTCCACACTCCATACATTCATTTTCTGGAATAGGGTGTGTTGGATTTATTGCATTCATGTCTTGATTATCAAAAGAAGGTTGCTTAAAATATTTTCTTTTTTCATTTCCATAGTATATTTCTGGAGTCTCTGCTGGGTTTGGTGTGAATTCTTTTAGTTTTCTTTCATTCCTTACTTTTATAGTAGCCTCTTTATCTAATTTCTTTGCTATGTCTGTTGCTTTTATTGCTATTACAGAAGCGCCTTTTCCTTCCACGTCTACGACTATCATATCTGGTTTCACGCCTGGTTTAAAGGAGGATTTCACTGGAAATTTCTCTTTTGTTTCAGGACGTTCTATAAATTTCTTGATCTCGGATTCTATCTGTTTGATCTTATCTGAAGTTATCACTATTCTGCGATAAGCTCCAAAGTCTTCTGGACCTTCATTCAATAAGCTTGTTAATTTTATCATGTCTTGTTATCTTTTGTATAAATATCATTTAGATTCGAACCAATCACTACACCACTTAGTTGGATCTTTTATGTCCATTACTCCATTTCCATTCCATGCTTCATAGTACTGGTTTCCGCAGATATGCTGATCATTCTCATAGCTATAGTATTTGCAAACTGCACAGCTGAAACCATTAGGACTATACATAAAAGGTTCGTGATTTGAAGGAAGTGTTATGTCACCTTTGATCTCTTCTTGGAGTAAATTTATGAGACTTATCATTTTATTTTTTTATGTAATCACACATTATATGAGATGGATATATTCCTCCTTGTTTATTTCTTATATTTATTTTAAATGAATATAGTGATGATTCTACTGTTATATCAACTCTTTTACCAGATCCATCTATTCCACCATAATATACTTTTGGAGAAGAAATGTCTGATGCAGTTTTTGAATAACTACTATCAACTTTATAAAATTCAGCGCCAGCTTTTTTTATATGTGCCATATAATATCCTGACCCTATTCCTGATTCTATAAGTTTTTTAATCTTATATATGTCATATTCTGCAGACGCAGGATTTTTATTAAATTTAGAAAAATCAATATCTCCATAATCATTGAATACTTTACAAAATAATTTATTATTTATTCCAAAAGTTTCTAATAGTCCTACTCCATTTGGATTTGTGATTTTTCCAAATTTTATTTCTGAGGCTGGTAATGCTTTTGTTACTCCTGAATTAAAAAATGTTAAAGTATTACCATATTTTACAGATATATAGTAATTCTTGCCACCTTTTATTATTGTTATATCAGTCAATGTAGATGCTACAGTTTCACCTGAATAATCTATTATAGGGCCTGATGAAGAGAATTTTAAGGGTCTTTTTTGATTTTCATGACCCATAGGTTTTATTTCAAAATTACCTTTATCTAATCCTAATTCTTTTGACATTTCTATCATTAAACTTGGATATGAAAATTTTGATTCATTCTTTTTTGAAATACCTTCTTCTTTTAATAAATTTAAATCTTTGACTAAGATAGTTTCAGTTCCAGGTCCTTTTGATTTAGTGCCTCTTCCTCCTCTAGATCCTTCTCCCCAAAGTATAGAAAGTCCATCCCAATTAGCTCCAGACGTATCACTTACATTTACTTTTAATTTATTTGATAAGTATTGTATAAATTTTGGATCTCTTTGTAAACTTCTTGATATTTTTACTTTTTTAGATTTTGGATCTGACATTACTATTGGGTCTTCCATTTCTAATCCAGGATATTTTTTTATAATGGAAAAAAGCTTTTTCACAGAATCATTTTCTATTTCTTGTTCAGAAGTAGGAAAAAATTCAAAAGCCTCATATAGTATGTCAATTAATTTTATCATTTGTTTTCTTTTTTAGGACGTAATACTATATATAAACCAAAGAACAATCCCGCTATAAAATACAAAGCGGCATTGGCTCTCCATAAATTTCCTGTTTGTTGAATCAGCCACCACTGTACAATATCGAACCCAAAAGGATTTAAAAACATTGCTGTCATTAGACAAAGAGTCGCTAGATTCTGTTTTAGTGTATTGTTCCAAGTATCCATTTCTACTATCAGGGTCCATATTTTGGTGTTAACGTTAACAATTATTTCAATAAAGCATAATATTCATTGAAATGTTGTATTCTATTTTCTAAACCAATAGTCCCGCCATTGACTCTCTTTGTAATCTTAGTAATTACTTCTACTGTAGCGCCTTCATCTGCTATCTTGTGTAATCCATTTTTGTGGAAGAACCACGCAGCTGATATCAATGGATATTTTGTTGCTACTAAATCTGGATTTGTTACTAGGTCTTCTCCAATTACTTTACCAAACATATTATAATTATCCTTGCCAGTAAGCTGAATACAACCACGACCACAAAATTTATACCCATCTCCAGAAGCCTCAGGACCATTGCCCATACGACCTCCATAAACTAGGTTTGCTATCTTTTCAGGTTTTCTTTCATACTCTAAAGCTTTTGCGTCTGTTGGGAAATACTTACTAAATATTGTACGAAGACCTTTAGCTCCATAGTTTAGATTCTCTTTTAGTACTTTGAAACCACCTGATTCATGTCCTGCTTGAGCTAGGAAATGCGCTAAGCGTAGTGGAGTATTCAATTCAAACTTTGATATTGTATCTGGCAATTGTGCAATAATATTATCTGAAATATGCCCTTTTATATTTTGAAGATTCATGCTTTATGATTTTACGAGTTTAGTCTTATCTATAAAGTCTACTCTGCGGATTGCTGGAACTGCTTTTACTTTATCTTTTATTGATTTTACAGTCTCAGGTCCAAAATTATCAAATGGCGCAGGATCTATCTTAATACTAATATCTACAACATACTTCTTTAGCTTTTCTGCTGATGGTTGACGATTATTTGTAACACGCACAACAGTTATACCAACGATTGCTCTAATGTCAGAGAGGATATCTGCAAGCGATCTCTGAGTAGTATCAGCTACAAGACTGCCTTCTATTTGATAGATTTTAGGACTTAGAGTTTCTTTCATTGAGTTTATATCCTTAGCGGCTTTGACAGCCTTTTTGAAAGCAGCGCTACATTTACGAGCAGGTTTTTCTCCTCTCTTATGTTTTGCTTGGATATTTGCCCACAGGCCTTTTCTCTTTACCTCTTGTAGTATGCTGATTAATTTTATCATTTTTTTACTATCTTTATTTTTATTGAGCCAGTTCCTTTTATTTTTAAAATTTACCAAGATGTGCCCTGATTCAGTCGTAATAATTCATGAATGACTCCAAAAAATGTCATCAATAATATTCGAGCTAATATAGTAACAATTGATAGAAAAATTCTATTTTCTTTTGTTTTATTCCACATACCTTTAACATCCTTTACTATAGCTTTTAAATCTTTTTCTAAAGTCGCTATTGTAGATTTTAAATCTATAGATTCATCAATTTTAATTTTATTAGTATATTTTGATATATTATTAGCTACTAATATGAATTCTTCAAAAGTTTTTGCGTTTTTGAGAGGAAGTAATAAATCTTTAACAAGAGAGTTATAATCTTCCATTTTATCTGAAGGTATCTTTGCTTTATATGCGTCTAGTGAAGTTTCTACTTTTTTTGTTACGGCTTCTTGTATTTCCTTAAAAAAATTATCATTAAAAATACCGAAAAATTTACCTATTTTTAAAATTCTTAAAATTGATTTTAAGGAATCTGAATTTTTCGATTCCTTAAGAGCTGAACGATTCTCTTGACGAATAATTTCTGTTACGTCTTTTGCAACAGGGGTGTCTTGTCCCTCTTTTAATAAATCAATTAATTTTATCATTTTTCTATTATTTTTATCTTGACTGATTTTGTACCTTTTATAATTCTATGCCACACTCCTCTTGGAATAAATATCTCACCTTTGATCTCTATAGGCAATTGATTATCGATTTGAAACTTCCAGTCAGTATCTTCTATCGATTCTATTACCCTGTCCTCTTGATCTCTGTGCCACATTAATTCAATCGGGTCAATATTCTCATCAAACTCTCTGATCAATGTGTTCTCTATCAAAACATCTTTATATGGTCTCATGTCTACCAAAATCCTGAAAAATTACTTTTTAGACCAAGAAGTTTAGCATATCGAGGCAATCTGCACGCCCACCAGCCCGCTTGAGTTTTATCTTTCTTTTGAGAGCACTTATGTCTTGCCGCAAAGCTCTTTCTGGCTGCTGGGTTATTAATCTTTGCGCTAAGTCCTGTAGTATCTCCAAAGCTGACCTTTTTTATACCACCAGTCTTAGGATTCCTTACAAATACATAAAATTTCTTTGATCCCCCTCTATGAGGTTTATTAAGCGCAGCATGCTTCTTAGGCTTAGACTTTGCTTTAGTCTCAAGTAGGAAATCAACTGTCATTGGATAGTCTAAAGGAACTGTGATACCCTTGTAGTTTCCAGTCAGCCCCAGGTCAGTTTCTGTTAGGTACCATGTATCTTCATCGCCTAATGATAAAAGTCCCCTATTTAGCAGCTGGCGCGCTTCTGTGAAAAGACCTACAAAATTAGCTGACTGCGGACGATAAATATTTTCATTCAAGTCTAGTGAATTATCCAAATGGTATGTAAGCCCCTCAGATATAAGGAGCTTGTTTACAGATTCGTCTAAAGTTATCTTGCCTCTATTGCAACACATCAATGTAAGTATTGGAGTTTATAAAGCGTTGTCTCTATAAGTTGATATATCTCATCTATAAGATTCTGAAGATATGTATCGTCTGCCACTGAATGTCTTGTCTTATCTACGTATTGGGAAAGAGCTTTAAAGTATATGATTAAATTATCATCTTCTCTAAATACTGCAGGACTTGAATATCCTCTAATGATTCCATATTTACCCTGGAAAGCTTCTACAAATTCATCAACAAGATCTACAATCTCATCATAATATTCATTAAGTGCTTTATGTTCTGCGAAAGAAGAATCGTCTTCTACTTGCCAGTGGAATATGTGAGCTTGCGTTCTCGATGACAGGAGAGTCGATACAAATTTTGCTACTATTGGATTCATATTTGTTAGTTTAAATCTTCTTCATTTGCTCCAGCAGCTCCTTGACCATATTGATTTTTATCTCCAGGAAAACGAGGTTTTGGTTTTATATTATATTTACCGCCACCAAATACATGTATGACTGTATGCTTTTGTCCTTTATGAGGTCCTTTATTTGGAATAACTACATCTCCTACTTTATATTTATCGCCTTCACCCTCTTTCAATTTCTTTTTCTTCTTTCCATCCTCATCTTCTTCTGATTCTTCTTCTTTTTTAGATTTTGCAACTTTTTCAAGTTTATCCATTAAGTCTTCTATTTGACCTTGAATTTGAGATATATGTTGCTTGTGTTCACTAGCATGATCTGGATTCTCCTTTGCAAGCTTCATGTGATCTTTACGCTTTGAATCTAGCTTATCAATCATTGATGTTAGCTTCTTTGCTACCGTACCTTTTTTTTCTTCAAGCTTCTTCATTTCATCAAGGTGATTTTTATGAAGTCCTTCTGCGCATTTCATAGCCTCATCTTGGTCCCCATAAACTCCATGAATAGTCTGAGCATCGATACCTTTATGAGTAGCTCCCATTACTGGATCTATCTCATGAACAAGATCTGCGGCATCGCATCCTGGGTGTGGTTTCAGTACGACGTGAAGAGGACCTACTTTATTTTCATAGTTCTCTTTTACGACTTTCTTAGTCTTTTTTACCTTTATTGGTAGCTTCTTTGTCTTTGTAGAAGCATAATCTTTTGCTGATTTCTTTGTCATAGATTTTGCGAGTTTAGCTACTTTTTCTGATGGGGCTTTTATTTGACCTGTCTGAGCGGCATGAACCATTCCCATTAGGCGTTGTTGAGATTTTGATTTTGCTGGCATTGATTTGTATTTTCTATAAATATACTAGATTTTGATAGCTTTAATTTTCTTAATATTCTCCTTGATCTCTTTGTAGACTTGGGTCTTATTGCCACCTTTCCAACTTTCTACCTCTCCATTCTCAGATACAAAGGACTCATCTTGCATCTCAAACCAGGAATCTATCGCCTTTTCTATATCTTCTAAGGTTGCATTCTTATTTGAATTCATGATTCCCTTTTCATATTCCTCCCATCGTCCTTCTTGCTTTATCTTAGCTTCCATATCAATAACGCAATCAAAACATATCTGGTGTATCTTGTACATCTTCTTATTGAGATCATGGGACTTCATAGGTTTCTTGCAATTAGGACAACATAGAGGTAGACTCAATAGCTTTTTCACGGAATCCAGCTTTGTCACCGTCTGTTTTATCCCACGTTTTATAGTCCAAGTCTTACCATCTTCTTCCCAAATATCGCCCTCTAAATGATCTTCAGCCTTCTTTTCGTATCCTGACTGTATTTGGGTCTTGTCTCCCGTCTTTCCGGTTAGGAGGTTTCTCAGTCTTGCGACGTCCTTTTTAGAGAACTCTTTTTTTAGGTTTGATTCCTTTGCCATATTTCGTAACTTTACTTCTTTCTAGTGATATTTTAAAATTTCCTCTATCCGCAATAACTTCATATTCTGGATCTGCATCTTTACATTTATATGCAGCTAATAATTTTATATTAGTGTTTTCTAATGGTTTTATTTTAATTACAATTTCAATACTATTATTGTCCCCAAGTGAATATTCTATAGCTTGATTAATATCTGGACTCCAAGAAGAGTATGATTTAGTTTTTAAAACTGTAAAATTTTTTGTATTTAATTTAAAATTATTGAAATCTTCTATGTTATTAAAATTTAACCCTCTATATAAATCTTCAGATTGTTTATATGGATATAATTGATAAGCCACATTGAATTCTTTTTTATATTCTCCATAATTGTCTATTTGATGATCAGGATCATATGTCCAATCTTTTATAAATGATTTTGCTTGTATTTTAAGATCCTTATTTATTGATTCGTATATCAGTGGTTGTATTTTTCCGTATTCGCGCATTATCACACCAGCTATAGCATGCGCCTCATTTTCTATAGGACTACCCGTTTCTCCAGATTTTGGTCCCAGAGTTCCCATCTCATTTTGCTTATGATGTGTCATCTCATGGGACAAAGTACGGCAGCAATCGGCAAGATTTCTATTCTTTATGTACACAATTAGAGAACTTGTATCATTAGAATATTCTCCAAATGTACGCTTTCCTTTTACCCAAGAGTTATCAGATATGAATTTTATCTTTGGAAGAGCTTCAAGTTCTAGAGCTTCTTTGCAAAATTTTATAAAGTCTGCAAGTATCTCTGCTTTTTTCTGTAGTTCCATATTTTATCTTTTTACGGCTCTATTTGCAGCTGTGAATCCAGCTCTATTTACTAATTTCACTGTGCCTTTTGGATTTGAAACAACATATCCTTCACCGCCAGCTATATCACCTATATTTGCTTTTACTCCAGAATCTTGAGCATCTAGTTGTTTTACTATATCATTCTTTATCTCCATTATCTTTGAAACTATGCTAAATACATCTATTATTGCTTCTCCATGCTCTTTTATGTAAGCTTCCATATTTGCCTTCTTATTACCAGATAATGATTCCTTTGCTATGAAAGAAAGAAAATCTTTTCCTAATTCATTTGTATTTCCCACTTTGGAATTATTATACTTGTACATTAAGTCTGGAAGATCTGATATCTTTTTAGATGATAAAGTAGATCTGTCAAGAAATGAGTTTATCTCAGAAGCTTTTGATTTTACATCTGACATTGCTGATTTAACTGCACTAGTATTTATATTTGGTGGAGTAGTAACTGACATGGGTGGCACTACTAAAAGCCCCTTTCCTTCTATAAATCCATATTGTTTTATATCTTTTATTGCAGTTTCATTTCCATCATAATCTAAGAATCTATGAATAACTACTCCAACTTTACTATTTCCTATCTTCTTTCCAAGATCGCTATTTTGAGCTACTGCGTATGTTGTGATATTTGGCTTAAATACATAATTGCCACCTTTTAATTCAGGCGTTGATTGATATAGTAGATCTCCTTTGAAATAACCCTTTATACTTTTTGGTACTGATTTTTCAAATATATCAAATACACCACCCATACTTTTTGCAAATTTGGTATATGATCCTGTTGTATCTTCTTTGCCTTTAAGTCTGTCCATAAACATCTTCTCTAGGTCTTTTCCGCTCGTCGCTTTTCCATCATACCCCTTTGCAGAAAATCCGCTTTTATCAGTTAATACAAAAGTTCCATCATCTTTTCTTCCAAATATGACAGCTGGAGATCCATCCCATTTTATAGTGATATCTTTGGAATCTTTTCCTAAACCAGCTAATATGCTAAGTGCATTTAATGCTCCTTTTGATCCATCCCAAAATATCATATCTTCTGGATGTTGTATTCTTGCTTCTGCTGCTTCAGTAATCATAGATTCTTTTAGTGAAGTGGGAATATCTAATCCTTCTTTGTCAAAGTCTTCTTTTGCTTGCTTTATAAGATCTTCATAATCTGATCTGTCTTTTATTGCATGGATAATGGATTCTACATTCTCCATATCTTTTCTTGTTTTACCTTTACCTAAAAGCATCTCAGCTATCTTATCAGGATCTTTAGTTATCACTTCATTTGTGGTTCTATCAACCAGTCCATGCTTATATGACCATTTTAAATTCTGTGCTTTTGCTATGCTTGAAAGTAAAAGGTGTCTATGCATTCCTTTGAATTTAGAATTATCAGCACCTCCTGCCATAGAGAATTTCATCCATTCAGGTTCTCCAAACATAAAGTCAGTCTGTACAAAACCATTCTTTGGGTTGCCTCCTATTGCAGTTTTGAAGTGAACACTATCTCCTGATTTTTTTACGTAAGTCTTATCATATCCAGCTTTTGAAAGTATGCCTATAAGATCTTCTTTACTAAGCTTTGATACGTCTACTGCTAAATCAAGATCTCCACTCGTGTCTTTCTTTCCAGTTGTACCTAAAGCATTATCGAGTAATTTAAGCCCGGTTATTTTTTCTAGCCACTGTATAGTAGGAACTACATCTACTCTGTTTATCCTCTGGGTTTCTGACTGTCCTTCTTTATCCTTGAATACGTTACCGCCTTCATTTATCAAAGTGCGTATTGCGTTCTCTAATATGATTCTATTAAAAGAATATCTTGATTCTTTTATTGAAAACTTGTCTTTTAACATCTTGGCTATTTTTGGATCATACCAACCAAAAACTCCTATAAAAAGCTTTTTATAGTCTTCTGGAGATACGTCAGCTGACAGTGCTTTTCTTACATTAGTACCGCTCATCTCTCCAATTCCAGGTATATCAAAACTCATATGAGGTGCAACAATCAAATATCCATGTCTGTCAAAGCCTTCAAGTTTATTTTCATTTCCAGCATACGGTTTAAAATATCCAGGAGAACCATCTTTCTTCGGATTCATTGCAAACCTTGGATCGTCTTTCATATCCTTTTCTCCTACCATGAATACTAGCGCAGTATCTTTTGGATCATACTTCGCTGTGATCTCTTCTGCTTTATATGGATTCTTTACTTGAACTAGATTCGCCCCATACCCAAATTTATCAATAATCATTTTCTTTTCTGAGAAATTCAATGGACTTTTGATTGGATCTACTTTATCTGTAGTTGCGATGAAACAGTCTTTACCAAATTTAGATTCTAGCCACTTAAAAGCTTCAGAATGGTGCTTCGAAAATGGTTGAAAACGCCCGGGGAAAATCGCAATAATATTTTTTATCATGTTTATAAATATCTTACTCGTGATGTACTTTTGAGAAACCATCTTTTCCTTTTGTGATTTCTATGTGAGCATCAACAATGTCCCTTATAGCATCTATGTGGGATATCATAACTATGAATTTAAATTGAGTCTTGAGGTAATCTAAAAGTATAGATATATTGCCCATATTGCTTTGATCTAATGCTCCAAAACCTTCATCTATAGTTAGGAAATTTGGTCTTGGTAGTGATGTTGTATTAATTAGTGAAGATCTTATTGCCAAAGTAGACACAAATTTCTCCATACCAGAACTTAATTCTATAGGCCATTTTCTATCCTCATCATACTCAATAAATGCGTTTATATTTTTACCATCAGATTCCATTACTATCTTAAAATCTACTACTTGAGAAAGAACATTATTGATATCTTCCTGTATTCTTGGTATCACTGAGCTTATTATATCATATGGTAGACCATCTCTTCCAGTTGCTGACAGATAATATTCATAGTATTTAAACTTCTCTTCAAGTGATTTTAGATTACCAATACTATGCTCTGCATTCTCTATTTCCTTTTGAGTTATCTGGATATTTGTATTGCAATTCATTAGATCTTCTGAGGTTGCTTTTAAAGAAATCTTTAAAGAGTCTATCGTGGCTTGTATATCTTTGAGTTGCTCTGTTATGTCTTGGTTTAGTTTTATTGCTGCCTCTTTCTGCTTATGTTGCTTTACATTATCATCTATCTCCTTTATTGATAAGTCCTTCTGGTGTAGCTCTAAAGCAAGCTTATCTATGTTTGATTCTATTCTCAGCTTCTCATTTATCTTTTTATCTAAATTAATTTGTAAAGTATCCCACAAAGTAACAAGCTTCTTAAGAAATTCTATATTGTCTCTCAATGTTTTTAAGTTATTTACTACACCCCGCGCTTCTTCTTTATCTTGTTCTATAGAGTCTCTTGTTGATATTGCGTCTTTTACAAAAATATTATCCATGCAAAATTGACAATTCTCATCATATTTTAAATTCTCAAGATTTTTCATCTTTTCGAGTTTATTTGTGAGATCGGTCTTTAGCTTTTCTACTTGAATTGAAATATTCTTTTCTGTATTTATAAGTCTTTGTAGCTCAATCTTGCTACTATTGAGGATCACTATATCTACTTTTTGAGCCTCATTTTCTATAGGAATGAGCTCTATTTTTAGGTCTTCTAAGTTCTCTTCTAGTATTACCCTATCTGATTCAATTTTAGATTTAGATCTTTCTAGATTTTCTTTTTTAGATTCTAAACCTTCTATGTCAAGTATTTTTGAGTCTATCTGGACTATTTTAGAGCTCAGTTTCATATACTTCACATTCTCTTTTTCTATTGATTTTTCTAAATCTTTTTTATTTTTTTGTAATTGGCGATACTCGTTTGAATATACTTTGATATAATTTTCTAATTCTTTTAGCTTTGTAAAATGGTCTATCTTTTTATATTCTTTTATAAGCACTGAGAATTCTTTGATATCTTCACTCGCTGAGTAATTTAGATCTTCAAATACTTTTATATCAAGGAATTTGGAGAGCAAGTCTTTTCTTTCAGTCTGACTCATATCGATGAATCCTGTATTATTATTCTGCATCGACATACTTGTTAGCACAAAGTCCTCATATGAGCCTATAATCTCTCTTATCTTCGCGTTTGTACCATACCTATCATCTCCATTCAGAGATATTTTTGAATTATCCGCATCTATATAATAGAAATTCACATCTTGCTTTACATTCTCTGAATTTGATCTATATGAAGCTTTTCTTTCTATTGTATAGATCTTTCCATCAAGCTCAAAATTAAACTTACAGCTAAACTCTCGTGATTTATTATTCATTACTAGCCCCGCTTTAGAAGTCTTAGAACATTTATCAAAAAGACAATAAACTAATGCTTCTATACTTGAGCTTTTTCCAGACGCGTTTTGAGCGAATATTCCATAAACCCCGTCCATTCCAGAAAAATCTATAATATTATCCTTACCATAGCTAAACATATTTGAGAACTCTAATCTTCTTGGGCTCCATTGTATATTTCTTGTAATTTCAGATTTTGGTATCTTATCATTTATGATCTTATTTAGCTCACAAATTTTTAATATTGCCTCTTCAGTAAGATTAAACTTATTTTTAAGATACTGAGATAGGAGCGTATTTTGATAACTTACGTCCCTAACATTTATCGCACTAGTACTTTGATGTAAAGATGTAGCTGAGAAATCATTCATCGTTTGATGCGAAAGCTCTATAATATCTCTGTCCTTTCGTATATCGGCAACTATTTCTTTTATCATAGTCGGAGACGTATTCTTTGATCTAAGTCTAAGGTATAAGTTCTTAGGAAGGTGCTCAGGTAGATCTAGATGTATTCCATTCTCAATATATAATGTGTAAAAGGCAGTATCATTTTCTATAGGAACATATTCTGCGCTTTTAGATTCTAAATCCCAGACCATTATGCCATGTTCTAATGATTCGCCGTGGTTCTGTTGTATAAGTGAGCCGCAATATGCTATTGTCTTGACTTCATTTAAAAATTGCGTCTTGTGAATATCTCCTAAAAGTACTAGATCATATCCATCAAAATCAGCAACGTTTATTGAATTGCCGCTAAGTGAAAAATCAGCATCTGTAAGTGAGTTATTGACAGGACCGTGATACATACAAATCTTAAAATCAGACTTTACTTTTGAAGCTTTTATGTACTTCGTAGGTTCATCAAATACAGACCAATGAACAAAATCAACATTCGCCATTCTAAAAATGCCAGTGTCTTTTATATATGTAATGTTTTTATCTCCCATTGCATTTATGATAGGAGTAAGACTATCCATTCTATGGTTATTATTCAGATTAGCGTCATGGTTTCCTGGGATCACTATAGTAGGAAGCAGAGAAGACATTAACTTCAAAAAGTTTTGAGTCTCTTGTACAAGCTCTGGGGTGATATCTGTTTTTGAGTGCACTATATCTCCAGTAATGCAGATTATACTCTCCTCTGTCTTTGTTGACCTTATATATTCAGCTAAAGTTTCAAATACTCGCTTATACTCATCGTGTCTTTTGAAATTTCTTAGATGTATGTCACTTACGTGATAAATCTTCTTGATCTCCTTTATACTTGATTCTATCTTTATTGTTTTTAGCATAATGACATTTGCATTTTTAACATCAGCAGATTCAAAGCAGTTATCGGCTGTGCATTGTGTAAGTATTGTATCATCCCCTCAAATCCTATTTCAGAAGGGTCTTTTCCACTAAGTTGTATGAGATAGACTTCTTTACCTAGATCTACGAGCCTCTGAGCATGATCTATCGATTCCATTATTGCGTCATCATCAAGCGCCAAATATATTGTCTTGACTTGTGGTTGTAATAATTTAATCATCAAGGCTTTAGGTATTGTCTTTCCAAATAGAGGTATTGCATTTCTTTTTATTGCTATTGCATCAAATACTCCTTCACAAAGTATAACTGGGATATTCCAATTGATGTAATATTCAAAACCTATAATCTCAGATTTATTACAGGATGGAGAATCTATCTTCTGCTTGGGATCTGTTTCAAATGATCTTGCAATAAAGTAATTGATTCTTCCATTTGAATCATATGAAGGTAATACTACCTTGTTCCGATATCTTCCAGTCTTGCAATACCCTATATTGTATTTTTGTATATCAGATGGTGTTACCCTTCTTTTTTTCAAATAAACCAAAGCTTGTCTTTTATCTAAACTATTATCGGATACGTCGCTCAAACTAACAAACTCCTTTGGTATAACTATTGTCTTTATGTCTTTTTCGACTTCGATTTTTGTGGTATCATTAGCAAAATAACTTTTCATTTCTAGTATAGCTTCTAGTGGCGCAGCTATCTTTTTGAATAATGAAACGGGCGTTTTACCAGTTGTTTTAGGATGACACGTAAAACAATTATAAGCTCCAGATATCACATTTACCATAAGTTTTGGATTCTTATGTTTACATATAGGACAATAATAGGCATAATCACCATTAGCTAATTTTTTGCCTTTTCCTAAGTAAACTTCCAATAAACTTTGAACTAAATTAGAATTATTCATATTAAAACAATATACTTAAAATACTAATCAAAAAAAAATTTTAAAAAAAAGTGATAAAAAGTTTTTTTATTTCGGAATTTTGTTTATATTAGTTCTAGGGGAAAGGGGAGAGGAGGAGGGAAGAAAAGAATATAGAATATATATATAAGTATAATAGAGTAATAAAGAATGACTATTAATATAGAGGATTATAAGGAGATGATAATTCTTACAGAATCTGAGCTGGATATACTATATCTTTATTTAGATATGGAATATCATAGTATGAAAGATGAAGAAAGAGCTATGTGGGCTGAGATTCTCGATAAAATTGATCCAGATGATGAAATATAAAATTGTATTAGCTACACTAGCTGGATGTAAATCTTGTCAAGGACTAAGGGAACTTTTAACTGAGAATCACATAAGCTTTGTAGATGTTCCATGTGATAAAGATCCTGGGATGTGTGATCAGCTTGAAAAATTAACAGGAGTTAGTATTTATCCTATGGTAATAATAAAAGATTTTACTCAAAACTTAGACTATGTTTATTTCACGAGTTATGATTATAATGTATTAGGGAAAGAGAATATAGTAGATGAAAAAGTAAGAACAGTTCCATTCTTTACCCAGCAAGAAATTTTAAGAAAAATAAACAGTATATGATGAAACAATTAACAGAGCAGCAGCTTATAGATAATTTAGCGAAGTTCTATGATTTAATGAAGAAGTATCTTCCAGATAATGCAAGGACTAAAAAGCTAATTAAATTCTATGAAGGAATAGAGGTAACTCTTTTAACTTCTCCAGCATCAACTAAGATAGATCATCATAATTGTTTTATAGGTGGATATGTAGATCATGTCATAAGAGTAACTGAAGCTGCTCTTGTAATGGATAAAGTTTGGGATAAATTTGGTCAGACTAAAATCCATACTATAGAGGAACTTGTATTTTCCGCAATTAATCATGACTTGGGGAAACTCGGCACAAATGAACATCCATTCTATATACCTCAGACTTCAGAGTGGCATCAGAAGAATCAAGGAAAATATTTTACTTACAATCCTGCAATTACACACATGAGGATTGCAGATCGGAGTCTGTTCTATCTTCAGCAGGCTGGGATACAAGTAACTGAGAATGAATATATTGCCATCAAGATACATGATGGACTTTATGAACCAGGAAATGAATCTTATTTAATGACTCATAGTCCTGAATCAAAAATAAAAGGACACCTTCCATACATATTACATCAGGCAGACTTTATGGCTTCTAATATAGAAAACGACGTAAACAAAGCATAATATGATAACAACAATTTCAATAGTAATTTGGCCGCTTACAATCATCGCATATGTGATCTGGAACTTATACAATAAGAATATCAGACTTGAAAACATGCTTAAGAGAGAAGATGAATTTGTAAGAAATGTATTATCATTGGCAGATAATATAGATAAGACAGCTACAAAGATAGATGCAACCATGTGGGTATCAGCAGATCCAGAACTTAAAATAATGTTTGAAGACATT